CCTCATAAATTTTAGATCAAAGTGATCAGGAATTTTGAAGAATCTTTGATTTTTACTCTGCTTTAACAAGTTTTCGTATTCTTCGCTTAATTTTTGACCCGCCTTTACCTTTGATCCCTCGGTTGCACTTCCATCTTGATTATATAGATCTGAATATTTATTTGATCCTGAAAAGAAATCTTTCTTTTTACCATCACCAGCTTCAATTTCTGGAGTAGCACCTTCTTTTATCCATGTAATAATATTATGAATCATTACAGCTTCGTCGTATGATTTAGCTAGCAATTTAAAGTTAAATTGATGCTGTCTAAATGCCATACTTTTGAAGATTTGTTCAGCAAATGGGTTAAATACTCTTCCTTTAGTCATTTGCTGTAGACTATTGGCATCCATTTTACCTGCCAATCCCAACATATTACCAAAGTTATTAGCAAGAGATGTAGCAGTTGCAGATGCAAATTCTGGTAATCCCATTCCTGCAGCTGTACTAACTGCAGTAGTAAGGCTGTCTAAATCATTATTATTCCAAGTATTAGCAAGTCCAAGACCTGTAACACCTATATCTTGATGACTATAAGCTGCTTGATACGATGTGCTTAGTTGTGGAGGCATTGCAAGATAACATACATGGTCGGTTGAACGCATGCGTTTAACATTTGTTACACCAGTGGTATTGTAGCTGCTGTGCATGTGATGACTTGTTTCAGCAACGGGGTTATCCTTGTATATTATTCTTGATCTCTTTAGACACAAGTAATCGATTGCTTCTGTTGGAGCTTCAACGGTTTTATTGCCACCAGATACTACAGGTGCTGCTAACGGGTACTTGTATATTGTCAACTTTTTGCCTAAATATTATGTGACCTATTGTTATTTATGCGAAAAAAAAGATATTTACAAGGTAAGTATCGACTAAGACTTCCATCTAAGTATAAGGGTGATCCCCGAAATGTAGTTTTTAGGTCGTCTTGGGAATATAAGTTTATGCAGTGGTGTGATTCTCGTTCAGCAGTACAAGAGTGGGGTAGTGAGGAGATTGCTATTCCTTATGTTAGTCCTGTTGATGGTAAACGACATAGATATTTTCCAGATTTCTATGTAAAGGTCAACGGTAAGAAATATATCGTTGAAGTTAAACCTTTTAGGCAAACCAAAGAACCCAAAACTCAAAAAAGAATGACTAAATCGTATATCAATGAAGTTTTCACTTGGGGTGTTAACCAAGCAAAATGGAAAGCAGCAACTGAGTTTTGTAAAGATTATGGAATGGAATTTATGTTAATCACAGAGAAGGAGCTTAGAATCTAATGGTATTAGGACCAATATTTACTGGTATTGCAGATTTTGTAAAGGATGTCATTAATCTGACTGTTGGGTCAGTTCCTGATGAAGTGAATCCTGCTCAGGGGAATGCGAGGTATAATTCTCTACAAGAATTCCAATCCTTTATGAGGCAGGATGACAATCATCCCAGTTATACGAATCTATATACGGTTCAATTTGCCACACCTAATATTATGCGTCTTAATAATGGACGATTTTTCTTAGAAAAGAATGAAACTTCAAAGCTATTGGATTTTTATTGTAATAGTGTTTCATTACCTAGTAAACAGATTACGTCTGGACAGATTGTTAATGTAGGTTCTGGTTTTAAATATGCTACTGGATCTGCTTTTAGTCAGACACAAATGACTTTTATGATGCCACGGTCTCAAAGAACAAGAACAATTTTTGAGAGGTGGATGTCATTAATGGCAAATGATGCTAATCAATATACAGATTATTATAATGACTATTGTTCACCTACTGTAAGAATTTTTAAATGGGAAAGAGGTGGTGGTAATTATGCTTCTTATGATGATGCTATGAGAAGAGCATTAGCAGAGAATGATCAGCAAGCTGCTTTGAAAATGTGGCAGAATGCTAGACTTAATAAGATCACTGCTATGTGGGAATTGAGAAATGTTTTTCCTTATAATATAGGTAGTGCTCAACTTAATAATAATGCTTCATCACTTATGACTATTGGTGTATCTTTCTATTTTGAGAGATATAGATTCTATGCTTCACCAAGATTTGAAGATGATGATATGGTTACTAAAATACAATTACCTTCTAAAGGATACTGGGATGGTAAGGATAAAGAACATCTCCAAGGACCTTGGGCTAATACCTGGAGTAACGTCTAAATAACTATACTGAATTGAATTTTTATGGCATTACCTAAATTAAATGTACCTAAGTACAAAATGAAGTTACCGTCTACGGGACAAACGGTAAATTATAGACCTTTTCTTGTTAAAGAGGAAAAATTACTTCTTTTAGCAACTGAAACAGGTGAACAAGGTGATCTTGTTAACGCAATTAAAGATATTATTACAGCATGTACTGATCTTAATGAAATTGATTCTTTAGCAACTTTTGATATTGAATATCTGTTCCTTCAGATTCGTACGAAATCTGTTGGTGAAAGTGTTGAACTTTCTGTAACATGTCCTGATGATAATGAAACTCAAGTTCCTATTACAATTCCTTTGAGTGATATTAAAATTCAAAAGAATAAGAAGCATAAGGCAGAGATTAAGTTATCTGATGAAATTGTTATGAAGATGAGGTATCCTAGTATGGCAACTTTCGTCGAAATGAATTTTATAGGTGAGGAACAGGAATTTGGTACTGAGCAAATTTTTGATATGGCAGCAGATTGTGTTGAATCAATTACTGATACTGAACAGGTATATGATTGTACTGGTATGCCAAGATCTGAAATTATTGAATTCTTTGAAAATTTAAGTAGTAAGCAATTTATGCTTGTACAAGAGTTTTTTGAGACTATGCCTAAGTTATCTCATACTATAAAGGTAACTAATCCTAATACTAAGGTTGAGAGTGATGTTGTATTGGAGGGGTTAGCGAGTTTTTTCGCATAGCTCTTCTTCATACTACACTAAAAGCTTATTATGAAGGTAACTTCGCATTAATGCATCATCATAAGTGGAATATAGAGTATGTTGATAATATGATGCCTTTTGAAAAGGAAATTTATGTTAATTTATTAATGTCATTCCTTAAAGAGGAAGAGCGAAGAGCAAAAGAGCAACAAGCAGCTAATGGCTAAAATAGAAGCATACAAGTTTATTAACCCTGGTATGGCAACGGATAATGCCAGCGAAGGGTCGCTTGTGGGCAGAAAATTAGTCTTGGGATATAATCGTATTGGCAAAACCCTTACTGGTATGGGTAATGTCATTAAAGATATTGAAAATATCGAATTAGCACGTATAAAGAATGAAAATTTAGAAGATCAGTTAGAGCGTCGTCAGGCACAAAGAGAAAGAGATCAAGAGGCTGAAGAACTCACAGAGAGAAAAGCACTTGAGAAAGGTGATAAGGGAACGAAAAGTAAATCTAAGATAAAAGGATTTTTTGCAAGAAGTAAGGTAGCAAAGGGTTTGATGAGCATGCTCCCTGCTTGGGCAGCAGCAGTAGAACCTCTTATTAGATTGTTTGCGGAGATTCTCAAAATAACAGTCATTAAGTCTGCCTTGGAATGGATGTCTAAGGAGGAAAATAAGGAGAAGTTAAAGACATTCTTTCATAAAGCAAATGTAATATTTACAAAATTATCACAGTTTGGTAATTGGTTGATTAATGATAAGTTGCTAGGAGGAATAGAGGATTTATTTGGTAAAGAAAAGACTTTAGCGGAGAGGTTTAATGGACTTTGGGATTTAGTTCAAGGTGTTACAGTCTTAGCAGCATTAACTAATCCTGTAGGGATGCTTGTAGCAATTGTTGGGTGGATTGGTAACTTTATTAATTTCTTTAGAAAGAAACCTAAACCTGTTGGTGCAGATAAGACAAAAAGTAAGACTAGTAAAAATAAGCAAAGAACAAAGAGTAAGGCATCAAGTAAAGGTATAAAGGGTAAGACATCCTTTACTAGTAAGGGTAAGTTTAAATCCACTCAGTTTAGAGCACCTTCAGTTGAAGGATCTAAAAATATCTTGAAGAAAGGGAATTGGTGGCAGAAAACCTGGCAGGGGATGAAGAATTGGGGTAAGAAAGGTGTTAAGAATTTTAAAGCAAAACCTCTTGCAACTACTGGAAGTGTTTTAAAGGGTGCAGGAAATACTGTTAAAGGGTTTGGTGTAGGTTTTGCTCTTGATTGGAGTATCAATGAGATTGCTGATGTTCTCATTAATGATCCATTAGAGAGAGCAGCCAACAAAAAAAGAGAAGCAAAAGTAAGTGAAAAGTTCTTAGAACTTGGTAGTGATGGAGTTGTAAAATACTATGAAGATCTATTAAACAAGGAACAGAGTAAAGAAAAGGCATGGGGTTTATTTGGTGGTCCTTCTAAACCCAAAGTGGCGGATTTAGCATACAAACTTGATTATGCTAGGACGATTACGACTAATAGAGACATCTCTGCTTTGTTTAAACCAAAGGAAGAGAAAAAAACAACCGAGAAAAAATCTGGTTTCTGGGGTAATCTCTTTAGTGGATGGGGTAATAATAAGAAGAAAGAAAAGACTGTTATACCTGAGAAAAAACCTGAAACAAAAACAAAAACATCTAGTAAGAAATGGTGGGAATTTTGGAAAGACGCTGGAGGTAAAACTTTAAAACCTTACTTCTTTGGTAAGATATTTAAAGGTGTTACTAAGGCAGTAGGTAGTGTTTTTAAAGGTGTTACTAAGGCAGTAGGTAGTGTAGTTAAAACTGTTAGTAATGTAGTAAGTAATCCGATAGTATCTACAGCACTATCATTTGTTCCAGGTGTTGG